CTACTATCTACTGAGTCAATTGTATCATCTTGACCTGCAGTTTTATACATCTCGACAATACGTGCATTTTCAGCCTGTACCATCTGAGCTACTGCCTTAATACTGTCGCTGATATCTTGATCCATTTCCAACGGTTTATGAAATTGGGGATCAAAACGTATTTTATAGTAAGGCATACCTGCAGGATTTTTTAACTTTTCTCCACGAAGAATACATTCAAAATCCCATAAATTTCTGTCACCCATTTTACTAGTAACATCATGGAAAAATGGACCATAATTCTTACGCTTTAATTCTAACTTACAGGGTTCATTGGTGATGGTAACTTCCTCACCTTCTGCAGTTTTGCCAGTATAACTGACTACTGCCCTGATTATACGAAATCGATCCCTACCGTTAAATTGCTTACGTTCTTCATCAGACATCTGCCTAGACTGTTCGTATGTAGGCATACCACACATGACACCGCCTAGTTGATCTATGGCTTCTTCAGCATTATTCCGCATAAGAATAGATTTATTTATTAAATTATTTTCAGTTCCCCAATGTTGGTACTGAATGTGATTAGAAAATGCTCGAAGTCGTACACCGTCTTTAGCATATACCCTACCTGATGGTGTATTTAAGAAAAAAGCACCTAGAGGTATCTGGTTTCCATTGTCATCTTCTCCCTTACTATTAATCTTTAGAGAAGGTATTTTAGTAGATCCGCTTTTAGTATTTGCCGCGCCAAGAGCCGCTGCCATTTCTTCAATAGTCGAGCCTGTATCAGTCGTTAATTCTGTCATTATATTTCCTTTAAAGGTTAGATGTTCATTCTACCACTTTGCAGAGTGTTGATCAAGACATTTCAACCTGATCAAGCCAGTTTTTTCCGCTAGAAATTTCTATGTCGAGAGGTACGATAGTTTTGTACCCAAAGCGCAGTTGGGTCTCCTTACCAACTTCTGTCATAGCCTCAGTTAAAATAGCTTTTACTGCCTCTAATTCATCTTTCAAACAGTCTACAACAATACTATCATGCACTGTAAGTATCAGTTTTGATTGAAGTTTTTGATCTTTGAACATTTTGAAGGCACGTATACAAGCAAGCTGCACCAGATCTGCGCTGAAGCCCTGTACTGGGTAATTCAGTATCTGGGTGGCGTTAGTAACCCTGTTGCCTTTTGTACGACTAACATCAGGCCAGAAGTACTGTCTGCCAGATGGTGTTTGAACAAGGCCATCTTTTAAAGTTCCTGTCATCAGAGATTGATGCCAAGTGTATATACCTTCGTATATCTCATAAAAACGGTCGAAATACGCTTTTATATGGTCTGGCTGACCTGCCCCAGTGCCGCCGAAGAGAGGCTGAAAACTCGCCCACTTATGGCCTTGCCTCTCATCTTTAGTTACTTCAGATTCATCCTTCTTGAGGCAAATACTAGCAGTCTGTCGGTGAATATCTTTACCCATCAAGATGTCGGCTAAACCTTGTTTGTCTCTGGACAGTTCAACACAGACTCGAAATTCCAAACTTGAGTAGTCACTCTCAACGAGTATGCCGCGATCTCCAAAGCGCGAGATCATACATTTTCTTACAGGAAATCCTCGCTTAGGCATGTTCTGTAGATTTAAGCTAATACCGCCGCCACTTGATAATCTACCAGTTGCAGCAATCGTCTGGTTAAAGTTTGCGTGAAGAAAACCACTGCTTCTTGTACCTCTAATAATGCCTTTTACAAAACTATCTAGGTAAGTAGAGATGGCATTCAGTCGGCTGATCTTAGTTAGAAACTCTACAGCTAAGTCTTTCTTCTTACCCTTGGCCTGATTGATCAGTAGCTGAATAGTTTCCTTATCTGTCTTAAAGCCATTTATGGATGCATAATAAGGGTCTAGAGGGTTAAGACCTAACCCACCTTCTTTACCAGTGGATATGTATAAAGCCCCCTTACCATCACATGGCTTACACTTGGTGCGGTTTTTGTAGGGATCACCTTTAATCTTATACTTCTTCTTGTTTTTTGTCCTAGTCTTAGTTTTATACTGTTGGAAATCACCTCGACCATTACAGTCTGGGCAAGTAACCGCTTGTGTCTTCATAATTATTTTTGTGGTAGATCTTACAGCAATGGCAAACTGTTTTGCAGACATATAAGGCGGTCTGTTAGGCTTACCCTTTGAATTAGTACCAATATTGAATGTACTCTTGTGTAGATCACGATCAGTAACCTCGCGTGAGTACACTACTTTCGTCATGTCAGCCCCACTATTCAGATTAATAGGCTTATCACCCATTACTTGTGTGACTATTTCCTGCAGACGCTCAGTAAGTTCATTCTTTTCAGCCAAGAACTCAGCTTCCACCTGCTTTAAGGCTTCCATGTCTATCTTTACGCCATTCATCTCAATTTCGCAGAGAAACATCAGCATATCCGACATAAAATCGATTACCCTATTAAGGGATTGGTTTTCAGCTTTGGATAAGTCTTGTAGTTGAGATAAATAGATCTCACCACATACCTTTACATCAGCTTCGGCGTACTCAACTACGTCAGCCAGAGGTATCTCAGAGAAATCCATACCTGCATTAAACTTCTCATCAATCAGTTCACTCTTTTTGTAGCTTTTGGTATTTCTACGTTCTGCAGTATCTTTCAAAGAAATCTTTGTTCGATTAGCATTACCTTCAAAATCAAACTCAAAGAACCTGCCCTTGAGTAGGCAATATTCTATTATCATTGTGCAGATGACTTTAGGTGGAATCGGTAAATCCATCTCCTGTAACCATTCCACATCAAACTTTGCGTTATGTACTAAAAGAATATCTGCATCATTAAGGTGATCTACTAAACGACTAATTCCATCTGGCTCGTAGCACTGGGTGTGGTAGAAAATATCTGTATGAACGACATCTACTGTCTCGCTACCTAGCCAACCATAATGTGCGGAGATAAGTTTGTTCTCTGGGTTTTTAGGTGAGTTGTCTATCCTACCCTCGATCCGTCTAACAGTAGTCTCCAGGTCTATTACTAAAATATTAGTCATTGCTCACCTCTTTGCTATAAAGAGGATGGGGTTTGTACTTAGTAAAACGGAAGGCTGTATCATTCTCTACCAAGCTAATCTTTGACCAATTTTCTAAGGTCATCGGCTCAAAGCAGACTATATCATCACGTATTACTTCGACTTCAGCTTGAGGATTAAACCCTTGACGCATTAACTCTCTAGCCATCTTACCAATTAGAGAGCCTTTACGAGATACAACGGTAAAGTTTTCAGGCTCACAACTCACGCTGTAAGAGCCTCTTAATCGCAATACTATTTTATTCATCTGCCATCCTTCCAAACTGTCCAGAGAAGAACAACGACCAGTACAATCATTAAATAATCAGACCACATAGCGAGACACCTTTCCAAGCAGGTTGCACTGCACAGTTCCATGCCAACCTGTAATTTTATTTTTCATTACATTGATCCAACGTGCGGTCTCTTCAGGGTTCTGGAGAGGATCTAAAGCCCCTACCCCTAACAATAAATCTGCCTCACCTTGTTTTGAGACACGGGAACCCTCTAGCATCGACATAGAGATCTTGGTTTTATTCTCCGCGTCACCGTTAGCCTGAGATAAAACAATCATGGCACAGTCATATTTTTTGGCACATTCGCGCAGACGATAGTAAAGCTCCTTGAGCCTTTCATGTCCTGAGTTGAATTTTTGTGTGAGGGTTATTTTATCTGCTAAATCTATAATACAGATATCTGGTCTTTCTTTATTTAGATAACCTTCTAGCTTTTGGACATCCCAACCGTGAGCATCCATAAAACGAATTTTATCTTTTAGAATACTTGCTCTAGATGCGGCGGTGGCAGGGTCTTCCTTTAGCTCTTCTTTGGTCATACCTGCACACGCCATGATAGCCCTTCTGGAAGTGCGTTTGGCTTTCTCTTCATTAGCTATATAAGAGACCCTAGCTCCTTGGTGGCAAAAGCCATTAGGTGCAGCACATAAGCTTATTGCTAAGGCTGTTTTACCTACGTTTGAGTAAGCTGCTATAATTCCAAATTCACCCCTTGCTATCCCACTAACGTGTTTAGCTAAGGTCTCGATGTTGAATTTAAATCTGTTGTCTTCTGTCTCATCTTGAAGCAATTCATAGATGTCGGTGGTAACATGCTCACCGTAGTCATCAGGTAGATAACCGTCACCGACTCGATCTATTAAAGTGGTTAAGGTATCCATCGCATTAGAATCACCTTCGGACATGCGGATACCTAAATTGGCTATATCCAATCCAGTATGCTGTCTCCAAAGGTTTTCAATAACGTCAACTGCAACAGCTTGATCCATGTCTTCTGCGTCTGCAATTAAGTTAATTTGATCCCCCACTTCTTCAGTCCAAGAAGATGTAGAGGTAGGGTTTTTAGATTTCCAATAGGTAAATAGTTCTAAAGGCGTTACGTCCTTATCAAACTTGTCATGGAGTTCAGTTATAGTAGTAAATAATTCTTTAAGTTGGTCTTCGAATAGTTCTGCTCTTAGTTTTTCTTTGTTCGCCTCGAAGAACTCGTTACTTAAACAGTTCTTTAGAATAGAGTGGTTCAATGTGCTTTCCTTTGCTAACACTTATATCGTTGGTTTTTATATGGTAGCATTAACACCTAATGAAAATAAAAAAAAGCCCCAGATTTCTCCGAGGCTCAAAAAACTTGTTAAGTTGTTGTTTTTAAATATTAATTTTGTCTAAATTTCATTTTACTAATATCAGGCTTGGCAGAACCTCTTCTCTCTTTAATGTCTAAGGCAGTAAAACTGATATTCTTATTTATACTCACTAAGCTATCTAAGCTTTCTTGTAATTTAGCTTCCATTGCGGCAGCTTCTTGGAAGTTATCTACTTCCAAATCAACTAGCATAATTGCACGTAATTGCATGGCTTGTTCCTATTTTTTTATCTACATAAGTCAGGTATGTGTCTATATTTAAAGCTAATCGGTGATCATGTCTTCTGGGTGGAGCAACAGGAACTATAGGACTCCCCCAAATTGAGCTTCCTACCCAATCGCAGGGAGATCTTTTACGCATCATAGCAGCAAGTCGCACAGTCTTTCGGCAACATCTGCTAAATCTGCATGATACTAGGTAAGACCAAGTATATATATCATGTATAGTTGTTCTATGCATTTATAACCTTTAATATCTCATCAGTTGTTAACATTTTTAAATCGTTGGCAGTAAATCTAATTTTTATTTTTCTGTCGTGGTTCATAGCCTGGACTATAGCCTTACGAGAGGCATCCTTGTCAAGGCATAAATATACGTTTTTGTACTTAGTTAGTAGCTTTTTGGTAACACTAGTAAGTGTCGTACCCAACAGCGGTAAGCCCACGTAGTTATTTACTGAGGCAACATTACAGGCTGAGGGTACGTCTTCTACCATCACTAAATTTTCACCAGTGCCTATGGGAGTGAGTTGTGAGACATCACCATAAGTTAACCACTTCGGCTGACCTTTTCTTATTAGTCGGCCTACTGCCCCCTCACCTACGAAAAACAACACTCTCTGTTCTGCAGGTGCATACTTTATTTTTATAAATTTATTCTGATATGCCTCATAACTGTTTACACTCTTAACATATGTAAGAGCTTCTGAGTAGTTCTCTATACAGGTAAGCATGTCGGGTAAAGGGCGAATATATTTACCAACGTCTTTAGTTGTGTTGCTAAGATAATTCTTAGCTGCTTGTAACCCTCTGTCTCCAGAGTGGATACCTTTAGTAGCACAACTGGCTCTAAAACAATTCCAGAGAAGTTTCCCATCGAACTTGCTAACAGACATCTTCTTAGCACCACCACAAACTGGGCAGGTGATTATCTTTCTTTCACCTTCCCTAATTGGTATGTCTTTAATAAGTTCTAGCTGTTCTTTATAAGTCATCTG